TACCAGAGGCGCGGATGCTCGGTTATCCAATTACTATTCCTTCCGTCGCAACGGCAGCTGGTGGTATCGCAGGTGCTTCTGCTGCAATTCGCACTGCACCGCTTGTCAAAACTTCCTTTAAACGTGGCTTAGCGGGTGCAGCGGGTGGTGCCGCAGCCGGAGCGATGCTTGGTAACTTAGCAAACGCTGCATTAGCTGCAAAATCAGCAGAACGCCAGCTACCAACTACTGCTCAATATGAAATGATGCGGTGATAGAATTTATTTAACTAAAGGTATTTAATAATTAAATGGCAACCTATAGTTCTGCAGGTGGTCCTTCCGAGCGTGTTCCCCAAGGCGGAGCGCTTGTTCCATACGACGTATTGACTGCTGCACAAGGTTATGCACGTGATCCGCGCGCCTCTTACCAGGCATATGGAAGTCGCCAGATGCAAAACGTCGGCAACTTGCTTGGTGTTGGTGGACAAAAAAGTGCTCAAGCCGTACAACAGGCCGGTGCTTTATTCCCAAGGGGCGCTTTACTTGGCGGTGTTTTAGCCGCAGCGCCTACGGTTATGAGTGCAGTTGGGTCTGCACAAGAAGGTAGAACACTTGAGGCTGCTACTACTGCTGGTGTAGGTATTCCCACCGCATTAGGGGCTGCTGCATTAGGCGCTTCTGTTGGTGGACTCCCTGGTGCCGCGATTGGACTTGCTGGTGGTTTACTTGCACCTGTTATTGGCCAAGGCGCCGGCGCTCTTGCCGAGAAAGCAAAAGCCGAGATGACGGGCGAAGAAATTGCTGGCCAACCTGCTAGTGCCGCTGCTTCCCGTGGTATGCGGGCTAAAGAGCGTGCTGAGACAATGAAGGATGCAGCTCTCCAGGCACAAATTGCTCAGCAATACGGTCCTGCTTATCTGCAACCTACTCTGCAAGCTATTCAAGATCTTCGTCAGAATGACGTTGACATGATGGTGCAATCCGAGAAGCGCCTGGACCCCATCATTCGACAGCGCTTGAATGATCAGATGGTTCGTCAACAAACCTTGATGAACACCCAGGGTCAGAATTACGCAATGCTCGGCGCTCTTTCCACTGCAGGTCAACTTGCAACCGGCGGTCAACGTGAGACTGGCGCAACACTTCGCACCGCTCTTACCGCCAACCCGTACGCTGGTTCAACCCTTCAGGCTCCTCAAATTAGCTTCTGATCATGGCTAATAACATCTTTGGTCTAGGCCGATATACACAAGAAGCCATGCAACCGTCGTATGCGAATTACGGCGGCACTCTTAACATGCAGGGTCTTGCCGATCAAATGAATGCCCAACCAGCTATTGCTGGACGTTACGGCACTCTTGATCCCAACGAAGCGAAAGCATATACCGACATGTTTGGAAAAGAGATCGGTCCTTTTGCTTACATGTTGGATCAGAAGATGCGTTACGAAAGCGATCCGCAACGCCTTAAAGAACAGCTTGAAGTCCTTGGCCCCTATTTAAAAGATGTTGCACGCGAGAAGCAACGCCTTGGCATGGAGTCCAATATTTTTGCTGGCCTAATGAACTTGCCCAACAAGTGGCAAGAGGCGATGTCTGAAAAGTATCGCTTCTCCGGCCCCATGGTTGACATGATTAAACAAGGCTCTCAACGGAGTATGGCTAATCCCTTCACCCAGCGTCAATATATTAACATTTAACGGCCATGTCTTATTTTACAAACCCTACTTTTGGCATTGGTACCACTGGCGCCTTTGGTGGAATTGGCGACTCTCTGGCTTCTAATCCTTTTGGGGGAGCTAGCCTCAATGTTGGCGGCTTTACAGGATCAACCCCTGGTTATGGCGGCGGGCTTGGCATGAACCAGATGGGAGGCATCTTGGGCCTTGCTAATCTTGGTCTAGGCATGATGGGCCAAAGCAACACTGCACGCTCTTTTGAAGCAATGCAGCAGCTTGGTGGTCAGATGCGTGATCTTGACTTTGGCACCAATCTGTTTGCTCAAAATAAAGATATTTTTGAACAAAAAGATGCTCCCCGCTGGGCCGCTAAATTCAAAGTGAACGATCCTTTCTATCGTCAGTTTGAAACTCGTCAGGCTTTAATGAATCCTGGCCTTGCTGGACGCTATTCCGCTTTTGTTGCATAAATTAAACCCAGTTAAAATTAGACTATTGCAATAGGTTCATTAGATATGGAATTTGATTTAGGAGGGTTGTTTGGAGGCGGTCTTAGCGGCGCAGCATCTGGTTCTGCCTTTGGTCCTATTGGAGCTATCGCCGGTGGATTGCTCGGCGGTATCGGCGGAGGTCTTACCGGCGGGGGGCCACAAGCTTATCAACCAACGCCATTACAAGAAGAGTTGATGGGCTATGGCTTTGATCAGGTCAAGGCATCACCCGAACGGAAAAAAGCAATTAAATCTCAGTTTAAATCTCTTCGCCGAGGTGGAAACAGAGGAGCAGCAGAGGCCTTCCTGGAATCCTATAGAGATCGCTTTTCAAATCCCGCTTTTATTGAAAAAAGTCTAGCAAAAAGTTACGGAAAGCCTATTAACTTTACACGTCCTCGTTTCCAATCTCTTGCGTCTGATATATATTCCCAGCAAGGAATCGGTTTTAGTGATGCTGAGTATCGCGGTTTTGCAGACAAGGCAAAAACTCTTGGTGTGCGGAGCCCGCAAGCCTTTGGTGACATGATTAAACAAGATTTAATTGCGTCTGGCAAAGTAATGACTCCTCAACAGGAAATGCTTTCTTACATGTTCGGGGCTCCCGGACGAGATGCCAGCGGTAGAATTACTAATACATATAAACCCTACGTACCCTTAAGCCAACGCACTGCTTCTTGAGGAATTTAATATGGCAAAAACAAACGCCGAGCTAAAAGCTGCAGTTAAAAAGAAATTAGCAGCTGGCGCATCCGTTGCTGACCTTAAAGGAACAAACGCCTGGAATAAATTAGGAGGTTCAACTGTACGTACACTTGCAAACAAAGTATCTCCTGTTAGTACTGACGTTAGTACTGACACATCCCCCTCTTCTTCGCCACAACAAAATCTTGCTGGTGGATCATCTGCTCCGGCGCCGTCTTATTCGGGTTTTGGCAACCTCTTCCAAGATGTTCTTGCGCCCTTCCAAGCGTCTCTTGCGACGATTGAAGCAGGGGCTACAACACAAAGTGCTACCATCCGCGGCGAAGCGGATAAAGAAGTCGCTCGTGCATATTCTGATGCTCAAAAGTATGCATCAGAACTTAGCCTAGAAGGTTTAAAGTATGGTGCCGATAAAGAATCGGAGTGGCGCCAGGCTCTTGCCAATATTGAAGTAAAAGGCAAGCTGGACTTGCAGCCTATTATCAATGCTGGTTTAGAGCGCGTTGCAGGAATTGAAGCCCAAGCCCAGCGTGATGTCGCTGAAACCACAGGAAGATACAGCCTGGAATCAACCAAAAAACAAACTCAAACTCAAGAAAACATAGGAAAAATGCAGCTCGCTGGCTCTATGTACGGATTACTTTCATCTATTTTTGGCTAATATTGTTAAAATATAGATACACCTTACACGGTTAACAACATGTCTCCTTCCGTACCTGCCAATCAATCTGGGGCTGATGATTATTTTGACATCGCCAAATTTGAGCAGCTTCTCGAGCGTCTTGAGGGCTCCAAGGGGCGCCAGAAACGTCAAGAATCCGTCGAGGGGCGCCGCAACATCTTTGCTCAAGGTCTTGCCAGCATGATGAGCAACTTCTAATTTTTTTGTTTAGGTATAAGCAATGACTAGCAGCGTGCCCACAGGTCAGACCGATATTGACGATTGGTTTGATCTAGATAAATATAAGCAAGCTGCAGAAGTAGCTTATAGTTTTTCGAAGAAAAAATTAGAAGACACAGGCGCACAAGAACGTGAAACCATCGGCAAAGGTGCAGAAGAACAACGAACTTCTGCAGAACAGTCCCAGCAGTTCAAGGAAGCTGACGAAGCGCGAGACTACAATCAAGCGCAACGAGCTTATCGATATTGAGTTGTTTGACCAATGGGTAGATGGCTTAAGCTCTTCTGAGCAAGAAGCCTTTACCTCTTTTGCCGAAGACACTTATTCGATAATTGAATGCTACCTCTATGCCAGGTTTCTTGGCTATGGAGGTAGCATTTCCTCCTGTGAATATTGGGTGAAAGAAAACTACCCCAAGCCCGATCATCGAAAGAAACTTCTTTACGAGATCGAGGAAATGCAGGAAGATATTCGCAAGTTACGTGCCGACGTAGATGATGGGATTGTAAAACGTGATGCTGGTGTAGCTCGCATTGCCGGCATGCAAAAAGAGCTCCGTGGAACAATTGCCCAGATTGAGCAATTTACTTCCAACCGTGATCGCAAGGGTCTTTTAATGGCTGGAGCGGATAGAGCCATCAGGGAACTTCTTACTGTGTTCAAAGATGACCCAATTGAGTATCCCCTGGAGGAAGCCTCGATGAGTGTTTGGGCAAAAATGCAATATGAAGATAGTTGATTTAAAGTAAAAACATGAATTCATCTCCCCAAGCTCAATCTGCTCCCGACGCCAGACTTGCTGGCGGAATGATGAATATTGTTCAGCAGTTACAGAAGAACCGCTTAGGTGGCGTCCGCCAATTACAAGGCGCTCCTATCGGCGGCGAGGCACAAGCCAACCCCGAGAATTTCCAAGCTTTATTGAACCAAGTATCTCCAGATGCCCAAGAACAAAATGCCACCCGAACTCCTCGAACATTTCAAGAGGAAGGAGGCGACGAAAAAGGACGGCAGCGAGATGACGGACAAGGAGAAGAGGAAAGCGGCCTTAGAAAAGGCAAAAAAATACAAGAAGCAGAAAGAGAGCAGCAAAGACCAGGAATGAGGTAGTATTCAGTAATACTCTGAATAATATTTACTGTGCCTGCTTATCAACATTTGGCTTATCGGCGCAACGCGCAGGCTGCCGCACGCAGGCAACAAATTAGGACACCACGAAATCTTGAATCCCTGGAAAAAGCCAGAGAAGATTTTGGTTTCTTTTGTGGTTATGTAGCGGATAAACCACCTGCATTGCACCATAAAGAATGGCACCGTCACTTTGTTACTAACGAAAACAGTAACTGCTTAGTAAAAATTGCCGGACCCAATGTTGACCTCCTGGCCCCCAGGGGATCGGCAAAATCTACCGTCCTAGGTTTATTCACTGCCTGGGCAATTGGTGTACATACTGCAGCAAAAATGCCCTTGCAGATTTTGTACTTGTCTTATACGGTTGATATTGCACGTTCTAAATCGGCCACTATTAAAAGAATCATTGAGAGCAAGCGCTATCAAGAAGTTTTTCCAACGGTTCGTCTTTTAAAAAATGTCACCAGCAATGAATATTGGTCTATTGATCATAAATTTGCAGGCATTGATACTACAGGCGAAGAACAATTTACGCTTTGCGCTGCCGGTCTAAAAGGTTCGGTGACTTCTAAACGCTCGCATCTTGTCATCATTGATGACGCCATTAAATCCGCCGCTGACATTTCAAATCCTGACATTCGCAAACAAATGCAGGACAACTGGAATGCTGTTATTGCTCCAACAATGTTTGAGGGCGGACGAGCAATTTGCCTTGGAACCAGGTTCCGACATGATGATATCCACTCAACAACTTTTAATCCACAAAATAATTGGCTGCAGATTGTTTTGTCTGCCATCCTTAATGATCCCAAGACCGGGGATGAAGTGTCTTATTGGCCCGATATGTGGTCTTTGGACTATTTAAAAGAAAAGAAAAGACAAGCCCCGATTGCTTTTTCTTTCCAATACATGAATCAAGTTGTAAGGCAAAATGAATTGTCTCTTGCGCCAGAGCTAATAGTCAAGGCCGAAATCGCAACAGAATTTGATTCCCTGGGAGTAGGCGTTGACCTGTCTGTAGGCACAAAAGAAAAGAATGATTACACGGTAATGGTTCTGGGAGGACGCATAGGAGATCAAATTCATATTATCGATTACAGGCGATTGCGCGTCATGGGTAATCTGGAAAAGCTTGATGCTCTCAAAGAACTTCTTAACGATTGGTCGATCCTTGGTAAAGATGAGAGCGGTAATTATTTTCCTACTTATTCAACTTGCGACATTTGGAGCGAAGCTGTTGCATACCAGGCTTCCTTGGAAGCAGATTTTAAAAGAATTTGCTTAAATAATGAAAGCCTCTACAATTTAAATTGGCATGCTGTCAAAGGTTTCAGGGCAGATAAATTAGCGAGGTTCCGTGGCTGCATGGGCATGTTTGAAGATCGAAAAATTATTTTCAATCGTTTTCGCAATTTCACGGCCATGTTTGAAGAATTGACCAACTTTGGGGTAAGCAGTCACGATGATTGTGTTGATTCTTTGGTGTATTTACTAACGGGTTTAATGCGCCGTGGACAGCTTCAACTTGATTACTAAACTTTAGAATTAGAAAAAAGCTTTTTTGTAGTGGGACCCGAATACATTGCCATTGGCTTGACTGCGGTTATTTCCGCAATCACAGGAGGCGGCTGGGCTGCTTCCAGAATTTTAAGCAGATACAGTGATCAAGTGCAACAATCCTTTAGCTACACAGGAGCTCAAAAAAGAAGAATCGACATACTAGAAGAAGATCTAAAGCGTTTACCGATGGATTACGTTCTTAAGGTTGATTTTTTAAGAGAGATTCAAGATATGCATGACAACTTTCGCGAAATCAACAATAAACTTGATAAACTTATCGATAAGATGCTTTCAACTAAATGAGTTACATCGTCGAAGTACAAGAAGACGAAAATGGAGATCAGTTCATTGTTCTTCCCGATGAGATCATAGAAGAACTCAGCTGGCAGGAAGGCGATGTTCTTAATTGGGACGTTCGCAGCAACGGCATTATTCTTTCTAAGGTAAACGACGCGGCCGGTTACGAAATTATAGAAGAGTAGAATAAACGGAGAAAAGAGAAAGAAAATGTCACAAGGTTTTTATGGCGGCTACATGGGCAACGCAGGTGCCCTGAGCGATCTTGTTTATCGTGGCGGCCCTAACCAAATGATGCCGCTACCTTATTACGGTGGCGTACAAGGCATTCAACAACTTGGTGGATTTCCAGGACCCAGTCAGCTTTCCACTGATGTGATCAAAGCGAATGTTCCAGGGGCAGGACGTGGAGCTTTTACAGGACCCAGCCAGCTTTCCACTGATGTGATCAAAGCCAATATCCCAGGGGCAGGACGTGGAGCTTTTACAGGGCCAAGTCAACTTTCTACCGATGTGATCGAAGCCAATATCCCAGGGGCAAATCTCCTTGCGGGCGGTAAAAGTTTTGGCATTAATCCGGGGGCAGCTGGAGACGCTCGTCGCATGCGCAAAGGATTGTCTCCCCAAGATGTTCAACGTTTAATTGAAGCAAACCCACAATTTGAAAACCAGATTCGCGAAATGTATCTCCCTGGCGCCCAAGGAACTCCATTTTTCAAAAAAGCTGGTCTTCCTGCTGGTTTTGATGCTAAGTATGTCTCTTGAGCTGCTAAGCTTTAACTAATCCAAAACAATAAATAATGGCAGACGCTAAGGCCCGGCTTCAAGAGATCATCAACGCTTATCTTGATAAAGATAGCAATATCGTTGTTGATACCGGCATTGTCGCGTCTCATATTGCCCAGATGAAACTTTTTGGCATTCGCCAGGGAGTTGAGTTTTTCCCGTCTCAAGATAATTTCGGCGCGCAGCGAAAGGATTTCCTTGATCGCGTGATGAAATACAACAAGATGGATACACGCCTAGATTCTATCTGGGAGTATTTTCTTTGTGATGGAAAAGGTCTTTTTTACATTCGTCCCACTAAAAACAACTATCGGCTTTATTATTTCCGCGAGCATGAATATCGTGCTTATTACAACGTTGACGGCGAGCTTGATGAAGTTGTAATCATCTACAGCTACAAAGTTCGACGCGGCAATGGATTTGGGGATCAAATTAATACAACAAACTTGACCGGAAACCAGAGCACGTATAACCCTGGAGCCAAACGATACATTCGTTTGTCCATTAAGGCCACAGAAATTGAAGAGACTCATTCTGAGTCAGAGATGAATTTCGAAATGCCTACATATGCTTTGACAGGTAACACCAAACAATTAAAAAACAGTCTTGGTTTTATTCCGTGTGTCGAGATATTAAATAATCCGCAGGGCCTTTCCAACGACGGCGTTGGCGAGTTTGACGCCATGGCAAATCATATTATTACGCACGACGACTTGATGCGCACGATGCGCAAAAATATTACATTTTTTGGCAATCCCACTTTACTCTCTTCTCGTCCAAAGACAGATTTGATGGAAGCAGGTGGAGATGCTGTTGTACAGCGCCCCTCCATTGCAGCAAACTCTGGCTTTACCAGTCCGGCTCCCTTTAGCCGATCCATGTTCAAATCAGATCCTGTTAGCAGGGGTGTTGATGGACAAATCCGGGTTCCAAGAGTCATTGCAAACCTGGAACCCAATGACCGAGTCGGCTATATTGTTCCAGATGCTATTACAGGCGACCAGAACGCTTTTGCGCGTCAGTACAGGGAAGAGATACGCACGTCACTTGGCGGTGTTGATGAACTATCTATTTCCGCTGGCGTTACAGCAACTGAGTACAAATCTTTGTTCGGACGAGTTGCCGCAACCTCAAAGAAAAAAGCCAACGCTATTTACACACACGGTATTTGCAGGTGTTTAGAGTTAATTATTTATCAAGAAGAGCAACTGTTCAAAACGACATTAGCAGCTGCAGCTGGCATTGAGAAACCGGTTCCTGTATCTCCTGATGCTTCGCCGGATGAAGAGGGTGCTTATCAACAAGCAATGCAGATGTATAACGATAAGCTAAAACGTCTCATGTTGGCTTGCATCGAGACGCAGATGATTCCCCCTGGCGTCATGGGACTTATTCCCGATGGAGACGTTACAGTCCTCTGGCGCTGGCTCGGCCCTGTTTACGAGGATTCTACCCAGGACATTCTTAACAATTCAATTGTTGTAAGGAATTTACAGGAATTAGGTGTTGATAGCATTGAAGCATTGAAATACCTCTTTCCGTCTAAGACGGATGAGGAAAGGGCCGAGATGTTATCTGGGTTCCCATTCAGAATGGTTAATGAATTACAGGGTGCATACTCTAAATTCGCTAGCCTAGTGGGGGGCATGATGCAGACTCCCCACCCGCAAGCACCGGATTTACCGATGGCTGCGGATCCAAGATTGGATTTAACGCCATATCTGTATCGAACATTAGAAGCTCTACAAAAGGAGATGAGTTATGCAGGACGCTACCGTCCAATCGATCCCACAGACGAGCCCGACTCCGGCATCGGTGGCTCCCAGCAGCTACGTGGTGGCAGCACCCAACAGCTACCAGGCAGCTCCAGCCCAGGCTCCAGTGGCAGCTCCGATTCAGTATCAAGTGGGTACCAGCTACCCCCAAGCGGTGCCTCAGGCGGCCCCCAATTACCAATCCGCCCCGTCTCAGTACGCCCCCCAATCCCAATCGGAGGCCCCGGCCAGCAATCCATGGGAGTCGGCGTTCAACAAGGTGGTGAATCTGCTGAGCGCACCAGTTCAATCCCCGTTCCAGGCTCAACCGTATCAGACGACTCAATACAGTCCAGCCAATTACGGCCAGCAACCCAGCCCAGTTACGCCACAATCGGCTCCGCAGACCTGGCAAGCCAACCCGACATACTCGCCCAGCTCTTCCCAAACTTACTCGGCGGGCTACTTAACAGGGGAGGGAGCTCGCCAGGCCCACGCGGAAGTGAACAACGCGATCGCGGATTATCTCGAGCTAAGCCCCGAAAGTAAGTATGTAATCAATGCTTATGGCTGGGAATCCCCGGCGATCCTCAATAACTATGCTCTCCAGTTGGAAAACATGCTGGATAGCGCAGTGGCATGGGGCAGCCAAGCCAAGGAGTTGATCAAGGGTTATGCCAACTTCTCGGTCAATGAGCATCAAGAAAATCTTGCGTACAACGAGATTCTGACCAACCCCGATGTACTTAGCGATTATACGCTTAAGTTCTTCGGTCCAGAAGGTCCTTATCCTGTTTACGAAAACGAAGTTGAACTTGAGACTCCCGGCTATCGCACTGAAGCCGTGAATCCTATGCTGGGTCAATTCCCCGCACCTCCCTCTGCAGCAGCTCCTCAGCAACCTGAAAACTTCTGGGGTAACTTCAAGCAGCAAATGGATCAAGATCCCAGCCAAGCCTGGCGCATCCTGAACCAAGCTCAGCCTCAAGTTGTTGCAAACAAGCTTTTTGTGATGGAGTGATGCCATGATTCCTCTCGTTCTAGGGGGATTAGGTGCAGTTGGTGGCGGCCTTGGCGCAGGTGCCTTGGCCGGCCGCTACATGCCAATTGTTGCTAAGCAAGCAGTCCGTGCAGTAGACAAGAGCAAGAAACAAGTTTCAGAAAAACTTGCGAATGCAGCTGTTGGCATGGATAAGTACGGCGCTGGCGGACCAGGG